GCTGGTGGTCACCGCGCAGAAGCCGGTCAACGGGATCGCCTTCGACCCGTCGTACGCCTGGACTCTGGCCACGGCACGGTACACCGACGGTCGCAAGAAGTTCCCCGAGCTGGGCTTCGGCATCAACGTGACCAACTTCGAGGGCCTTCCGGCGTCGGTGGGTGACACCGTGTCTGGCCGGCCGGAGTCGGTCGACACCGGGGTACGGGCGATCGTCGGGGACTACCGCGGCGGCATCCGGTGGGGTGTCCAGCGGGAGATCCCGGTCGAGCTGATCCGCTACGGCGACCCGGACAACCAGGGTGACCTGAAGAGGAAGAACCAGATCGCGCTCCGGCTGGAGATCGTCTACGGATGGTACGTGTTCTCCGACCGGTTCGCGGTGGTGGAGACCACGCCGGAAACGTCGTCCTGACGGTTGAGGCAGGAACAGGTGCGAATCCTGGCCGTGGTGCCGGCATACCCGCCGGTTTCGATGGTCGGCGCCTGGTGCGCCACGCACCTGTTTCTGCGTCACCTGGCCGACCTGGGCCACAAGGTTCAGGCGTTCGCCTACGGGCAGCGGGTCGACGGGTACACCCATGAGGGTGTCGAGGTGGTCACCGCCGCCATGGGTCGGCCGTACGCGCTGAACATGGCCCGCGACGGCGCCGAACTGGTCATCTCGCACGCCGGTGACGGCGGGATCGGCTCCGAGGTAGCCCAACGTACCGGCCTGCCGTCGGTGCGGATGGTCCACGGGCTGCAACGCGACAGCGTCGGCGCCGCCGACCTGTTCGTGTTCAACAGCGACAACCTTCGCCGGTCGGTTTCGCACGAAGGGCCATCGGTGGTGTGCCATCCGCCGGTGGACATCGGCCATTGGCGGGTGGACCGCACCGTGGCTGACCGGGTTACCCTCATCGGCTTGTCGCCGGACAAGGGTGTCAAGACGCTGGCCGCGCTGGCGCGCCAGATGCCCGACCGCCGGTTTCTGGGGGTACACGGCGGCTACGGGCCGCAGCGTCCGCCCACGTTGCCGAACGTCGAGGTGCTGGGCCACGTCACCGACCTGCGACCGGTCTACGCCCGCACCAGGGCCCTGCTGATGCCGTCGCGGGTCGAGACATGGGGCATGACCGCGGTGGAGGCCATGGCCGCCGGTATCCCGGTGATCGCCCACCCGACAGCAGGGCTCCGAGAAAGCCTCGGTCGGGCGGGAATCTTCGCCGACCGCGACAACACCCGGGCGTGGCATGAGGCTCTGCTGCGGCTCGACGACCCGCAGGCGTACGCACGAGCGTCCGCCGAGGCGTCGGCCCGGGCGGCCGAGCTGGACCCGGCGCAGAGCCTGAGCGAGTTCATCAGGGCGATCGAGGGGGTTGTGGCGTGAGAGTCATCATCAGGTGCGCGGGCGAGGCCAAGCCGTGGGGAGACTTCCTCGGCGTGCCACCACATCTAGCCCCGATCTGCGGTGAGCCGATCCTCCACCGGACCGTGCGTCTGGTGCGCGAGTTCGTGCCCGAGGCAGACATTCGCATCGTGGTCCGAGACCGGGACAAGCGCAACATGGTCGAGGGCACGACCCGCGCCATCGACAAGCCACAACCCGAGCGGGGCACGGTCGACATGATCGCCTCCTCAGCGCACCTGTGGGACAAGAAGGACCGGACGGTGCTTCTGTTCGGCGACACCTGGTGGAGCCGGCCGGCGCTACGGTCGATCCTGACCGAGCCGGTCGACGGGTGGGCGGCGTGGCTGCGGAAGTTCGGTGGAGCCGGTGAGCTGTTCGGGTTCGCCTTCGACCCGAAGGCGCATCAGCAGATACACGATGCCATCACCACTGTGGTCGGTGAGCATCAGGCTGGCCGCCTCGGGAATACCCCTGGGCAGTGGGCGCTGTACCGCGCGTTATGCGGCAAGCCGCTAACTGTGCATGACGTGTGGGGCCACGCCCACCAGCTTGGCGTTGAGGACTGGACGGAAGACTTCGACTTTCCCCGCGACTGGCACCACTGGTGCTACCGCTGGGCCACCACCCCGGCCGAGCGGCGACCGGACTGAAGGGGGTCCCGATGCCCGCGGTGACGCTGACACCCGCCGATCTTGAGCCGTTCGCAACCATCCCGCTGCTGAAGGCTGAGGCGCTGATCGAAGACGCCATCGCGCTGGCCGCGCGAGTGGCACCGTGCATCCTCGATGACGACTTCGCCCACGCCGGGGCCGCGAAGGCGATCCTGCGTGAGGCGATCCTGCGCCGCAACGAGGGCGGCACCGGGGCGATCACACAGCAGGGTGCCGGACCGTTTCAGATGACGGTGGACAACCGGCAGGTACGCCGGGCCATGTTCCGCCCGGATGAGATCACTCAGCTTCAGGATCTGTGCCGCGACTCCAAACCGGCCGCGTTCGCGATCGACACCGCCCCCGGCTGCGTGGTGCAGCACTCCCCGATCTGCTCGCTGGTGTTCGGCGCGACGTACTGCTCTTGTGGAGCGGACATCGCCGGCAAGCCGCTGTACGAACAGGTGGACCCGTGAACTTCCCGTACGGGGAGACGGTGACCCGGCTTCGCGCACCGCTGGTCGCCGACCGGTACGGCAACCTGGTGCCGGACTGGGATAACCCTGACCGGCTGAGCATCCCCGGCTGCGGAGTGGCTCCACGTACGTCTGATGAGGAGACGGAGCAGGGCCGCCAGGGGGTCATCGTCGGCATCGCCGTCTACGCCCCGCCCGGAACGGACATTGTGCCGTCGGACCGCATGGAGGTCCGGGGCGAGGTGTACGAGGTGATCGGCGAGGTCGCGGACTGGCGGAGCCCGTACACCGGCTGGCATCCGGGGATCGTGGTCAACCTGCGCAAGGTGGAGGGCTAGCATGCGGCATCTGGTGCTCGGCGCCGGCCAGGTCGGCACCGCGGTCGCCGAAGTCCTCATGCGCATCGGCCAGTACTACCGGGACATCATCGGCTGGCGCACCTGGTACACCCACCCCTCACTCGCCGACCACCGCGACACCGGCTCCCTCGTCGGTCACGGCCAAGGCGGCAACCGCAGGGCACACACCCACCATCCGGGGTCGGCACTCGACATCGACTGGACACGGGTGCCGCCCGGCGGCCTGAACCCTTGGATTCACGGGAGGGGGCCCTGATGGCTACCCCTGGTCGGATCGTGCTCAACCGCAAGGGAATGCGGCAGTTGCTGCGCTCGCCGGAGGTGTTGGCGGATCTGGAGCGGCGCGCCGAGCGGATCGCCGCAAGGGCGGGCGATGGCATGGAGCCGTCGGCGATGGTGGGTAAGAACCGTGCCCGGGCCAGCGTCATCACCGCAACGTCCGAGGCGCGTAAGGCTGAGGCGACCCGCCGGGCGTTGACGAGAGCGATCGACGCCGGCCGTGGCTGACATGCTGCTGTTCCCCGACGTTGAGGCGCTGCTGTGCACCTGGCTGCGCACCGAACTCGGCGACATCCCGGTCGGCAACAAGCTGCCCAACCCACGGCCTGATCCGTTTGTGCTGGTGCAGCGCCACGGCGGCATCCGGCACACGGTGGTCACCGACGCCGCGCAGGTGGGCCTGGAGTGCTGGGCCGCATCCGATGCTGAGGCCCACGACCTGGCGCAGCTGTGCCGGGCGCTGCTGCTGTATCGCCTGCCGGGGCAAATCCTCGACGGGCACACCGTGTACCGGGTCGACGAGGTCGGCGGCCCGTCCAATCTGCCTGACCCTGCCAGCTCCATGCCGCGATGGGTGATGGAGCTGCAGGTGCACGTCCGCGGCCTGGCCGCCTGACTGATCGACCGCTGATCCGCGCCAGCGGCGCAACCAACCATTGTGGAGGGACCACCCATGTCCTTGAACTCAAGCAACGTACGCGTCGCCGTCACGGGTGCGGTGTATGTCGGGCCGACCAGCGCCGACGCCCCCACCGACGCGGACACCCCACCGGCCGGGTTCGGTGACCTCGGCTACGTGCACGAGGACGGTGTGACCGAGACCCGCGAGCGGTCCACCGAGCAGCTTCGGGCGTGGCAGAACGCCGACGTGCTGCGAGAGGTGGTCACCGAGGCGTCGATGACCTACACGTTCCGCCTGGTGGAGACCAAGGCGGAGACGGTGGAGCTGTTCTATGGCACCAGTGTCAACCCCGCCGACGGGTCGGTGGCGATCATCCCGGCCCGCACCGGTGGCCGCAAGTCGTTCGTCATCGACGTGATCGACGGCGACGATTTCATCCGGGCCTACATCCCGTCCGGCGAGGTCACCGAGGTCGGTGACCAGGTGTACTCCAACGGTGAGCCGGTCGGGTACGAGGTCACCATCACCGCGTACCCGTCGGCCGCGATCCAGACCGACGAAGGGGCCAACGGCTCGGTCAAGAAGTTCTACAGCTCGCTGGTTTCCAGCAGCTGAGCTCGCTGGTTTCCAGCAGCTGACTAGACGCGCGGGGGTTGGCCGCGCGGAGCCTTCCCCCGTGCCCTGAACCTTTCCGCGCATTCCCTTCTACCGCGCTAGGAGATTGCCATGCCGCCTGCCAAGAAGCCGCAGGACCACCGCAAGCCCGCCGACGAGGACCGGTTCACGTTCGACCACGACGGCAAGACGTATTCGCTGCCCAGGTTTGGTAGCTGGTCGGCCGGGTTGGTGCGCCGCGTCCGCAAGCTGCCCGATGTCGACGCCACCTTCACCATCCTGGAGGAAGTGGCCGACCCGGAGACGCTGGCAGCCATCGACGCGATGGACCTCGACGAGTTCAACCGCCTCCAGCAGGACTGGGCGGAGCACGGCGGTGTGACGCTGGGGGAATCCGGCAGCTCCTCGACCTGATTGAGGAGCATCCTGACGCGATCGCTTACGACTGGCGGGCTCGGTTTGGCCTGCCGGCGTCAGTGATCGGCACGGAGATGGCCTGGTCTGAGGCGTGCGCGCTGGCGCGGGTCCTGGTGGCCGACCAGTCGTCGTGGCTGGGCGCCAGGGTGGCCGGCATGGACCGGCCGTGGCCGGCCGAGGCGTGGATATTGGCCAACCTGTATGACCTGACCGCGGCTGCGAACGCGAAGAAGGGTCGCGCGCTGCGGCCGCATCCGAGGCCGAGCGACCCGAAGCCGACGCGGATCGGTCGGGCGACCGTGTCGCAGCGGCGGATCAGGGCCGAGCTGGACAAGCGCAGCGCGCGGGCACAAGTCAAGTAGGGGCAATCCTGCCCCCAACCCCGGTAGGTCCCGGAGATTGGAGGGCAGATGCCGTGGCTGTTGAACTAGCGACGGCGTATTGAGTACGTCTCCCTGGTGCCCACCGCCAAGGGGATCAAGAAGGAGATCGCCAAGGAGCTGGATATCGGCCAGCCTGCCGAGCAGGCCGGCCGGTCGGCCGGTGGGCGCATCTCCGGCGCGCTGGGCAAGGCGCTAAAGACGGGGATCATCGGCGCCGGTGTCGCCGCCGGCGCCGCACTGTCCGGGGCACTG